GGGTATAAGGACATCGGGACCATGATGATTACTCGTGGATTCCTCGTCGCTCACCGAGGAGGATCAGTCAGCTGGCCTGAGGCTTCGATTCGAGCATACACCAATGCGGTTATGTTCGGAGCAGGGGCTTTGGAGGTCTCATGCCAGAAGACTAAGGACGGGGTGTGGTTCCTTAACCACGACCGAACCCTTCAGCGAGTGGACAAGACTGCTCCAAATACCCCCGTCACCGAAATGACATGGGCGGAGATTCAGAAGTACACCACCATCGGCGAGCCATTCATGACTGTCGAGGAATACTTTGCGGCCTATGGTTCGAGTCATATCACGGTTCTCGATCCTAAGTATTCTGCTGCTGAGTGGCAAGAGCTGAAGAAGTTCTTCCCGACAGATGCCCAGGGGCGAATCATCTGGAAGTTCTCGATCGATGCGGGATGGCTGGCCAATCAGTGGAAGTCCGATGGCTGGAAGTGTTGGGGGTATTCCTATCCGGACCAGGTGACCGATGGACGCATCAACGAGTGGCATAAACCATGGGACTACGTTGGTATGACCTTCGACGCCAGTGACGAGGTATGGCGACGGACCATCGCTCTCGGTAAGCCGGTGTGGGGTCATATTTGCCCAACTCGAGACGCCTATGACCAGGCTATGGCTAAGGGCGCAATTGGATGTATGGTCTCCGGAGTGGCCAACATTTACTCCGAATCTCTAGTCTAGGAGAATCATGATCACGATCGAGAGCCAGGGAGACTGGAAACTCACCAGGAATTGGTTTGACAGAATGACGAAGTTGGACCTGGCTCTGATCATGAATCAGTTCGGCAAGGAGGGGGTTTCTGCTCTCAAGGCGGCGACCCCCTCCAGGTCGGGCGAGACGGCAGCTAGCTGGAACTATGAAGTCACCAGAACTGGCGAGAACTGGAAGATTACCTGGACAAACTCACACGTAAACAACGGCGTAAACATCGCCGTCATCTTGCAATATGGTCACGGTACTCGTAATGGCGGGTATGTCGTAGGCCGAGACTACATCAACCCCGCTATCAGGCCCGTATTCGACAAGATAGCGAAGAAGGCCTGGAAGGAGGTCACTAAGTAGTGGCTACTATTGATGAGCGGGTAGTCTCGCTCAAGATGAATAACAAGCAGTTCCTGTCCGCAATCAAGGAATCCGCGTCCAGTATGGACCGACTCAAGGAATCCTTGAAGATGCAGAGTGCTGCAGACGGTCTTTCTAGGATCGGCGAGATAGCTAAGAATACGACTCTAGGCGATCTGGCCACCAAGGCCCTCGACATCGGCAAGAACATGACCGTCATGCAGGGTCTTGCCGTCACTGCATTCGGTGGAATCGGTGTCGCAGCACTAAACGCGGGTCGAAGTGTGGTCTCTGGTTTCATCGGAACCATCAAAGATGGCTTTAATGAGTATGAGCTCAAAATGAGAGCCATTCAGACCATTATGGCCAACACAGTTGAGAAGGGGACCACCCTTTCAGAGGTTAAGACCTCTCTGGCCGAGCTGAACACCTATGCCGATAAGACGGTATACAGCTTCAGTGACATGACTCATGCCATTGGCCTGTTCACCGCCGCAGGCGTTGACCTGCAAACCTCTGTGGCGTCGATTAAGGGTCTGTCTAACCTAGCGGCAGCCTCTGGTTCAACCGCCCAGCAGACAGCCACGGCATACACTCAGCTTTCTCAGGCTATCGCGGCTGGCGCAGTCCACCTTCAGGACTGGAACTCACTGGTCCAGGCAGGCATGGGTGGAGAGTCATTCAGGAACGCTCTTATCGAGACCTCCCGAATGATGGGTACTGGCTACGATGAGGCTATTGCTAAAGACGGAAACTTCCGAGAGTCTCTTAAGGAAGACTGGCTTACTGCTCAGGTCATGACGACCACCCTTACCGCCTTGACGAATGACCTATCTGAGTCTCAGCTGGTCGAGATGGGTTACTCTGAGGAGCAGGCGCATAAACTTAAGCAGTTTGCTCAGGGCGCCTTCGACGCCGCCACCAAGATTCGAACGTTTAGTCAGCTAGTAGACACTACCAAGGAAGCGATCGGCTCTGGGTGGGCAGAGACATTCGAAATTCTATTCGGTGACTTTGAAGAGGCATCGGTTCTATTCACGTCTATTGGCGACTGGCTCGGCGGCGTTATTAAGGCCAGCGCTGACGCGCGAAACGGATTCCTCCAGATGTGGAAAGATCTTGGAGGACGCGCATCCCTTGTTCAGGGTCTGGCCAATATCTTCTGGGCCATCGTCAAAGTTCTCGGACAGATCGGAACCGCCTTCCGACGAGTATTCATGAACGCTAGTGCCGAAGGTCTTGTTCGCATCACCAAGGCGTTTGAGAACTTCACGTCTAAGCTCATCATCACGAACAACTTTGCCGAGAAGCTTGAGTGGACGTTCACAGGGGTCTTCTCGATCTTCCATATCTTCGCCACCATCCTCGGCGAGATCGCGCAGGTTATTTTCACGGTGGCTTCGCATATTGTCAGTGCACTATTCCCCGCGTTTACCGGAATCAACTCTGGCGTATTCCAGATCACGAAGGTAATCGGTAAGGCGATCTTCTGGTTCGACCAGTGGTTCACCAAACTCGACCTTGGTGGAAAGCTACTCAAGCTACTTCTACCTCCGATCGATCTTGTCGGTAAAGCTATTAAATGGGTCGTGGATAAGATCCATGACTTCATCATGTGGCTCGACTTCGGCGGAAAGGTAACTAGCGCCGCAAACGGATTGAAGAGTCTTGCATCGAAGTTCGGGCTCATCAAGGATGCTCTGAAGAACTCGGTTGTCGGACAGCAGTTCTCCGCAGCTATGGACTCTATCCACAGCGGAATCGACAAGGCCAAGAACAAGCTTCACGAGTTTGGTCAGACTGTCGGCGACAAGCTGAAGGCGAAACTCACCTCTGGAAAGTCAGCTCTGTCTGACTATTTCAAGGGCTTCGACCTGAGTAACATGACCACTTCTGAGGCGATTGTCTCGAAGCTCGGATCTAAGTTCGACGAACTCGGTAACAAGCTCAGGATTTCCGAGAAGGTTCAGTGGCTCAAGGAGAAACTTGTTGAGCTGAAGGATGCGCTTGTCGATACATGGAATACTATTCAAAATAGTAGTGTTTGGGACCACCTTGGTAAGTCCTTCTCCGACATCGGCGGTAAAGTTAAGGAAGTAGCGGTCTCATTCCGCGACTGGGTTAACGGTCACGGTGAGGTCAAGGCCAAGGCTAAGGAAGCTGCGGGAGCAGTTTCAGAGGTTGGGTCTGCCGCAGCCCAGGCTGCTAAGGAGACAGGTCAGGCCGCTAAGGAGAACTTCCTCAAGAAGTGGTTTGAGGACATTAAGCAGGTCGCTCAAGCCGTACACCTTCCGGAACTCTTCGACACTATCAAGCAGAAGTTCGTCGAGTTCAAGGACTTTGTCGTTAACACCTTCGCCCCCAAGGTGAAGGAGGGCGCAAAGAACGCATTCGGCTCTATCGGTACCGCGATGAGTCAAGCGAACTCCAACCTCAAGTCTTATGACATGGGCAAGATCCTTGTCGGGGCCATTGGCGGAGGAGTGCTTATCGCCTTTACTCGATGGATCAACTCCTTTAAGGAGAACTTTGACAAGATCGGAAATGTTGCTGACAAGCTCGGTAACATCTTCGATAAGCTCGGCGGAGTCCTCGAGGCATTCGAGCAGAAGGTTAAGGCTAAGGCTCTCCTAACGATCGCTATTGCTCTCGGAGTTCTTGCGGGTGCGCTGATCCTGATGTCTCTGGTCCCTGCGCCAAAGCTACTAGTCACTCTTGCGGTCTTGAAGTTTCTATTCAAGATGATGGATGACATGCTTGAGTCCATGACTAAGATGGTGGCCTTCAAGAATGACAGCGTTCGTATTGTGGCTATGCTCATCGCTATGGGCGCAGCCATGATCTTGATGGCGACAGCTGTCAGAATTCTTGCCGGAATGGACCTCAAGGGCGCCGTGGTCGGTCTTGCTGCTATGAAGATCCTGATGATGACCATGCAGGAGTTCATGACCAAGATGGCTGCCACCAAGGGGGTCGAGAAGGGCGCTGGAATTCTTCTTGCTCTTGCTGCATCCTGTGTTATTCTGTCTCTAGCAGTATACACGCTTGGATCCATGGATACCGGTAAGGCTATCCAGGGGGTCGTAACCCTCGCTGCGGTTGTGGCGATTCTGTCTGGGTTCATGATGGTCGTTAGTAAGGATCCCTTCATGGGTAAGGGCGCTGCAATTCTTCTATCGCTGGCTGTCTCTTGTAACATCCTTGTGGCGGCTATCTGGATGCTTGGTACGATGGACACTGGCAAGCTTCTCCAGGGCGTCATTGCTTTGGGTGTCATTATTGCGGAGCTATCCGTAGCAATGGCAATTGCAGGCAGAGCTAATGCCCGCGGAGCGGCTGCAATCATCGCTATGTCTGCAGCGGTTATCGTCTTAACCGGTGCGGTAGCCATTCTCGGCAACATGGATATCATGACGCTAGCTAAGGGACTTATAGCTCTCGCGGCTGGTCTCGCTATTCTGGCCATCTCAATGGCAGCAGCAGACGCCTTCAAGGAAGGTGGAATTGCTCTAGGGATCGCCTCTATCGCATTCCTGGCCCTGGCCTCAGCAATGAAGACCCTGTCTGGAATCACGTGGACCCAGCTGGCAATCGGTCTAATTGCACTAGCTGGTGGTATGCTGATCCTAGTTGCAGCCGCTGCTGGTGCGCAGTACTTCGCGGTTGGTATGATTATCCTAACTGCGGCACTACTAGCACTAGGATTGGCTCTACTCCCTATCTCGATCGGTATGGCTGCCTTTGCGGCGGTCCTAGGCATCTGTGCTACAACTGGCGCAGCAGCATTCTTGGTTCTTACCGAGGGATTGAAGCAGCTAGCGGCCATCCTTCCTCAGGTAGCGATTGATTTCGCAAACGCCATTGCTAACTTCATCATCACCCTTGGGTCTAAGGCTCCGGAGCTTGCTGTTGCTATGGCAGCATTGCTAGGAGCGATCATCTATGCCATCAACGTCAATATTCCCGGCATTGTGGCATCGCTGTTCATCCTGATCCAGGCTATGCTGACCGAGCTGGCTAACCACGCATACGAGTTCGGCGAAAAGGGTGCCACAATTCTGGCAAACTTCCTGAATGGAATTGCGGACAATATTGGCAAGGTCATTGACGCTGCCACGAATGTCATCCTGAACTTCCTTGATGGAATTGCCAGGAATGGACCAAAGATCATCGACAAGGGTATGTGGACTGTACTCAAGCTTCTTGAGGGTGTTCGCGATGCCATTAACAAGTATTCTCACCGATTCAACAAGGTTGGTCGAGAGATTGCTTGGGCTATTGTTGATGGTATGACCGATGGTCTAGCCTCTAAGGCCTGGAGCTTTGGTGAGTCCATGGTCTCCGTTGCCAAGAAGGGCTACAACAAGGTCAAGAACTTCTTCGGCATTCACTCTCCTTCTCGACTGATGAAGGAACTTGGTGGATACGTCGGAGAGGGCCTCGCCATCGGCATCGAGAATACTGGTGAACGGGTTGCTGAGGCTGGAGACAACATGTCCAAGGCGGCATACGACGCAATGTCCGCAGCTCTCGATGGAGTAAACGAACTCGTCGAGGATGACCCGTCCTTCAAGCCGGAAATCAAGCCGGTCTTGGATCTCACGGAGATGCAGAAGCAGGCCAAGGGAATCAACAACTTCCTTCCCGCCATCGGAGTCACGGCTCAGGCTGCAAACGCGGCTAGGCCTCCTGCTCCGATCGCAGTTGACAATTCCGACAAGAATAGTCAAAATGGTGTTACAAACATCACATTCAACCAGACCAACAACTCGCCTGAGGCGCTGGATGCGGCGACTATCTATCGCCAGACCCACACTCAGCTTGCTATGGCAAAGGACAAGTTGACACTATGATCTCAGAGATCTCGTCCACGACCAAGTCGGGGGATCGACTTGCAATCGATATTACAGACCCCTACTCGTCGGGGGTCGCGATCAAGGAGATTACTGGTCTGGGGCCAGTAAAGGCAGACATCAGCACTGACCGATATGCCTTGCTGGACGGAGCGTTCCTCAAGGGGGTCAGGGTTGGTACTCGCACTGTGGTACTGACTCTGATCCCCTGGGGGACCGACATTCAGGAACTACGACTCAAGTGCTACTCTTACTTTGGAGTCGGAGAGACCATTACTCTCGGCGTGACTACCGACTGGCTAAACGTGCACTCCGACTTCATCGTCGAGTCTGTCGAGCCGAATATCTTCTCTGAGCGGCAGGAGATCCAGGTCTCCCTTCTTGGGCTGGACCCGTACTGGAAGTCCTCCGCTACTCAGATCCAGAAGGTTGTGGGTTTCAACGACAACACGCCTTCCTTCGAGTTCCCATTCTTCTCCGAGCCGAACCACAAGCTCAAGTTCGGTGACATGATTAACTCTTCTGGTAAGGACATCCGGTACCTAGGTGACTACCCGGCTGGTGCGACTATCACTGTCGAGTTCTCCGGCGCCGTGAGTAACCTCATTGTCTCAAATGTGACCTACAACGAGACTATGTCCATCTCTCGAGCTGGAAACTTCTACCAAGGCGAGAGTATAGTCATCGACACTCGTCCCGGTAAGAAGTCTATCATTCACCAGGCTCGAGGTAGGAAATCCTTCATCACTGGTGTTCTGGCTCCGGGGAGTACCTGGATTCAGATGCACCCAGGCATCAACACAATCGCCCTGCAGTATGCTGGGGGCGTTGACGACGTTAGCGTCTCCATAGAATACGACACTCTCTACAGGGGGATTTGATGCAGCTGTTCTTCGCGTTCCTCCATAATTACGAAACCCCTATCGAGGTTCCGAATAACTTCTACTCGCTCAACTGGACTGAGCGCGCCTATGACTACGGTCAGTTCGAGCTTCAGCTCTACTCGGATCAGCCTGGGTACGAATACAGTCTTGGGAATCTGTTTATCCGAGACGACACGGATACCGTTATGGTCATTGAGACCGCTACAGTGAAGCAGGAGGATGACGGTGTCTACCTCCACAAGTATACCGGGCGCTCTCTCGAGTCAATGATGGAGTGGCGAATCCTTCCACACCGGCGATGGATTGAACCCGACGCCAATGGCCAGTTCAATGCCCAGGCTATGGCTGAGGATGTTGCGCACAGCAACCTTGGTAAGGATGCAAAGCCTGAGCGAAGGATTGACAACTTCAACTTCCACAGAAATACCCGTGTGTCTCAGATGGCCTATGTCAATGACACCGGGCAGAAGATCCAGGACGGTAAGTGGATCATCTATGACCGTGCGCCAATTGCGGACATGTTCAAGAATGTCATCTCCGCATGCAAGCCAAACGGTTACTCACTGTTCTACAAGATCAAGCTCGAGAACGGTGGAATCCACTGCTACATCACTGCTCCTCGACTAATTAACACGATCACTCTCGCACAGGAGAATGACAACTTCTCGGACTTCGAGTCAGTCGATTCGATCGTTGATAAGAAGAGTACAATCTACGAGATCTTTGACACTGGCGACGTAGACCTAGACTGGGTTGCTGATGGAACTACGCATACCCGGGCGCATACACTTCGCTCCGAGAACCCAATCACTCGGCGAGAGGTATTGTGGGACAATACTCAGGTCCACAAGCCATATTCGGTCAAGGACTGGAAGGCGCTTACGCCCCTTCAGAAGAAGCATATCTCTTCCCTGACTGAGGTGTGGTATCCCTTCTGGGTTCTGGACGCCATGTTCCCGAAGTATACCCCGCTGAAGATGATCTCTGGTAAGATCAACAACTTCTCGAATGTCCAGTACCGCGATGGCTTCGACGTAGGCGATATTTTCTACTACGTTCCATCCGGAAGTAACCCAGTTCCAATCGAGTGCCAGCTAACCGAGATGACTGAGTCCTGGTCGGCGGACGGGTTCTCTCAGGTTCCTTCCATCTCCATGTCGTCTCGCACCAAGTGGAACGGCGACGGCTTCCGTATCGACTTCACTCGCGGTGGCCCTGGTGAGGTCATCGTTCCTCGAGAAAGGGATTAGCATATGGCCATTACTAGCGGTTTCTACAACTCCGTGAATGGCGACCGGACATACGACGCTGACCAGTTCGGCTCACTGTTCGACGGCATTATTGCTCCGGGGGTATTTCCGAACGTGGGGGACAAGTTCCGCGTTCGACCCACCAATAACGGAATGTCTGTCTATGTCGGCTCCGGCAAGGCGTGGCTGAACAACCGATGGGTTGAGAACTCGGGTGATGAGACGGTTACTCTGACTGGTTCTCACGCAACTCTAGACCGTATTGACCTCGTATGTGTTGAGGTGGACCGATCCAAGGCCATCCGCGGTGCGAAGATCAAGGTGGTCCAGGGTACTCCTGCGGTTACACCCACGGTTCCCTCGGTGGATGACAATGGTGACCGACAGACATTCGCTCTGGCGCAGATCAAGATCATCAAGAACTCTCGACAGATCACAGCTGAGAACATCATCAGTCTCGTGGGTAGTGCTCGTACTCCTTACGTGAGCGGGCCTCTGCAGAACATCAATCTGGACGCACTCCAGGCCAAGCTGCAGGGCGAGTTCAACACCTGGTTCGAGTCTGTTCGAGATGCCCTGGCTAACGCTGGGGGCAATACCTCGACGGACGTCGCCAACCTCAAGGTGAGTGACCGGAACCAGAACGAGCGACTCCAGGCTGTTGAGGGTCGCATCGCCGGTACCGAGCTCAACATCACCAAGATCAACGAGAAGTTCAGTAATTCAGGATCTGTCTATGGGATGCTGAATGACTCGAACGTTGGTGTGCACAACTCCATCTATCGAGGCGCCTCGCTGGGAAGCAACGTAACTCCATATCTCCAGGCGATTCGAAGCGGGTCTTTCTCCGGGCTCTATCTCGGGGACTACTGGACCTACTCAGGTATCACCTGGCGTATCGTAGCGTTCAACTACTTCATCAATATTGGTGAGCCCCCGTTCCGACAGAACCATATCGTGGTCGTCCCGGACGCGTCGCTCTTCCGAGACGCATGGTCCACCACGATCCCGGATCAGCGCTCGTATGTGGACTCGACCCTCAACCAGTCTACTATGACGAAGGCTAGCCGCATGGCTGAGTCACTGTTCAACCGATCCAACATGGTCGGTGTCTGGACTCGAGTCGCTACCGGATACGACGGGAACGGTTCTGTTAAGGACTGGCGCTGGTACAACCCGCACATCAACATTATGGATGAGGCCATGCTCTGGGGTTCATCCATCTTCGATGACTCACTCTCCCGGGGTATTCACCACAACCAGTTCCCAGCCTTCCGGCTTAACCCCGCCCTTGTTAACATCGAGGAGGAATACTGGCTTCGTGAACGAGCTTCAGCACAGACTGCAGTCTACATGAAGGCTACTGGTCAGTTCTCCCACGCCCCGCTGAACTACTCCTTCGGGGTTCGTCCCTATCTAGCGATCGGTTAACATGCAGCACTTCGGATTCAACCCTTTGACCGACATAATCCTTGCGATATTTCTGTCGGTTCTGGGATCTTCCGGGATGTGGGCTTGGATCATGAAGCGTAGTGAGCGGAAGTCCGCCACGTCAAGACTTCTGCTCGGAATGGCCCATGACCGGATTGTATATGTCGGGAAGACATATCTTCATCGAGGTTTTCTCACCCTCGACGAGTATGAGGACTTCATGAAGTATCTCGTAGAGCCCTATTCCGAGTTCGGGGGGAATGGGCTTGCTGAGAAGATTGTGAATGAGGTCAAGAATCTTCCCGTAGTCCCCACCCCTAGACCCCCGGCAAAGAGGAAAATCAATGGCTAAGCACCTTCAGGAGAGCAAGTTGAACAACAAGTCCTACGACGTCCTCAAGTGGGTTGCGCTGGTCGCCCTTCCGGCTACCTCTGCGCTCTACCTCACTCTGGCGGCTCTGTGGCACCTTCCTCACCCGACGGAGGTTGCTGGAACTATCGCTGCGATCGACACCTTCCTGGGTGTTCTTCTCGGCGTGAGCTCCACCAAGTACCAGGGGACTCAGCCCTCCGGCGCTCTCCATGTGTCTGAGGACCAGGGGATCCACGCCACCTTTGACCAGGGCGTCGCCGAGATGCTCCGTAACGGGAAGGTGACGCTGGACGTCAAGCAGGTCTAAGCGAGAAAAACCTGCGGTATAATGAACCCCTAGAAAGGAGCCCATCCATGAAGAACCCTGACCCCATTCAGCAGACAATTGAAGCTGCTCTGAAGGAGGCCGAGCTTCACGATCCTGCTAGTGAGGGCTACACCACCATTGCTCGAAATGTCGAGACTCTTGCAAAAGCCAAAGCCCTTGGCGAGAGCAAGAAGCTCAGCAAAGACGCAATTCTCGGTGCAGTCACCTCCATGGCTGGTATCGTAGCCGTCCTCCAGTACGAGCGACTTGCAGTCGTCAGCTCGAAGGCGTTTGGTTTGATCATGAAGGTTAAACCCTTCTGAGATTCGTCAGGCC